AGAGGTAGGGTACGAGCCAAAAGTCTGCCTACCATCCCGAGCCATCCCGCACTATGCTCAGCCTGTTAGTTTTGATACGCTTGTGTTAAGGTTGGTGGCTGCTTGGGTTAGGGCTTGTTAGCTATAAGACATCGACCGATTGGCCTCCCAAGCTCTCGTAGGAGTATTTATGAAAAACAAAGAAGAAGTATATGAACGAAATAAAATACATGAAAGCGAATGTAAGGCGTGGCGTCAAAAAGCTTACCGATGCCATAAAGGGAAAGATTCGAGACATTCTTGGATTGCGACCTCGAAAGTTATCTCCGCAGGCTCTGAGCATGTCACGACGTTAATGTGCGGCGATTGCTTTCATCAGATTAATGTTTCTGATATCCATAAGGTTATGGAGCCAATTCCTTCCGAGTAAAGCGATTGTATGCTTTAATGGCCTTGTCCTTCTGAGCCTTACCCTTAACGGTATTGTAGTAAGTCTTGTAGTAAGTCCATATCGCATCAACATCATCGGCTGCAGGCAGCGGCTCTTTAACTCTAAAGTAATGCAACCTACAAATAGCCGTAGCATACATTAAATCAGTGACCAACTTGGAAGCATCAGGTATCTTTGGAATAGCAAAGTTCATTGCAAGTTGCGTAACAAAATTGTTTCGATGAATAATAAAGTTTCGCCATAAATCATTGTGCGTGTTAGGCTCACATTGAAATATGCCAACTGCAGGACCATTGATTTGATGAAGCAACGTCCCACCATCGGACTCGGCGGCACAGGTAAATACTAATAGCTCCTCGGCATCCTTGGAGTAAAGCTGCAAGAGCGAGAGTGATGGTACTAGCACGTACTGTCTAAATTGACTTATGTCAAGCATATTGTGGAATACTTTTGATGGATTTGATATATAATACCAATAAATTGAGGAAGCAGACAGATGTCATTTGATGCTGAGAAAATTTATATGCAATGCAAAAAGGGTGGCGTGCAGTATGATGAAGCCCATCATTGTAAATTAGTTTTGGCAGTCATGAATAATGAAGGCACGATGAGTGCGTTTTGCGTGAGAGCGCAGATAAGCGATTCAACGTTCTTTAGATGGCTAAATCAGCATGCTTTATTTCATGAGTGCTATCGCATAGGCTGTATGATAGCCCGAGAGAATTGGGAAGAAGAGGGAAGAGGCGGTAAAGACGATGAGATGTTTAACATCGAGATATGGAAGATACAAGGGGCTGCTCGCTACGGCGTAGGTAAAAGCAACCGAGTTCGAATTCATATCGATGCCCATTCTTCCCCGTATGAGCAATACAAGCAATTAATGAATCAGGCTAGTATGGGCGACTTTACTGCCGCGGAATTAAAGCAGTTGATGGAATCAATCAACATCGGAATCAGGGCATTTGAATCTTTCGAATTACAGAAAGAAGTGAATGCGATGAAAGAAGACCTTTTGAAGATGAGTCAGAACAATGGCAACAATATCCTCTCAATTGCGAAAACTGCGTAAACAAATCTACATCCCCTATCGGATTCAGTTTGTTGATAGAGTAGTAGAAGAAGTAGAGTTTGAAGAGAAGGTAATATATGTTCACATTTGGATATAGGAGCATACCAACATGAGCTGGTTATCAAAAGGTTTGAAGAAAGTTGAGCGGTCAATAAGCAATTTAATTCCGCACGAACATGCGGCTGACCGTCGGGCGCAGATGCAAGCAACCAAAGAACAAATGGACTTGTATAAAGAGCAGAAAGAAACTTTGCATAAAGCAAATGAAGATTTGGCCAAGCAGAAAGACTTGGAGCAACAAAAGATTAATGCGAAGCAGATTCGTTCTTTACGTAGAAACTTCCGCAAAAGCTCTGGGTTTCTTGGTACACCTGGGGATGAAGTGAAAGACCAATTGGGCTAATCAGAAGGATTGCAAATGGACTACATGCCAGTTCCAGGAAACTCACGGTTATTAGACCAATTCCAAAAACGATATAAGGCTGCTCAAGAAGTGGCATACCTATGGTCATCACTTCATAGTGCCTGTTACTTCTATGCAATTCCAAATAGAGATAAATTCTGGCGTCCCAAAGAGCAACAAGGTGAGATGCGTGGCGCTCGGGTCTATGACACCACAGCCATTGAAGCAACAAAGACATTCGTTTCTAAACTCCATACTGCCATGACACCCCCTCAAACTCAATGGGGCTATATGTCTGTGGACGAGAAGTGGGCTGCAGAAAATCCTGATATGGCAAAAGAAGCTCAGCAGATGATTGATGATTATATGCGTCGTCTCTTTGGCTTCATCCATGATTCCAACTTCGATGTGGTCATTAACGAATGTTACTTTGACTTGGCCGTTGGAACATCATGCCTTGTTATCAATAGCTACACGGACAAGAATCCTCTACTGTTTACATCTATACCAATGGATAAGCTAGCAGTAGAAGAAGCTATGACAGGCCGACTTGAATCCTGGTATCGCTATTGGGAAGACACCAAGATTAATGAAATTAAAGTTCGATGGCCAAAGGCTCGCATACCAGATGAATACCTTGAAGACATCAAACAAGATTCGTCAGCAGTAGTGCGTCTAATCTGGGAAGGAGTAATGTATGTACCCACAGAAGAAAAGCCCTATCACTATGTGGTCGCCTATGAGAGCGGAATACTCTACGATGAATATTTCGATATCAATCCCGGAATCGTCTGGCGCTTTCAAAAAACAAATAATGACATTTTTGGAAGAGGCCCAATCATGGACGCCCTCCCTTCAATCATTAGCCTTAATGAACTTGCAAGAATTGAACTCGCGGCGGCAAACCTAAATACATTTAAGCCGTACATGGGATTCTCGGATGCTGTGTTTAACCCTCACACATTCGTCATGCAACCTATGACCATTATTCCGATTGCGCCAATAGGTAGCAGTGGTGGTCAGGTTCCATTGATTCCATTGCCAGATTCATCAGCACCTCAGTTTTCTCAATTGACAATTCAAGATTTGAGAATGCAGATTAGGGCGTTGCTATTTGCTGAATCACCAATTCCACAACAAGGTTCGGTTCAGCCTTCAACAGCGACTGAGTTGATGATTAACCAACAACGCTTGGCTCAACAAATTGGCCCATTGTTTTCTCGGTTACAGCAAGAGTTTCTATTTCCTCTCATTGAACGCGTTGCATATATTCTTGAGAAGATGGGGCTATTGCCTAAGCCTAAAATCAAGGGCGCGAAGATAACGTTTCAGTATCGTTCGCCATTGGCATTGGCCAAAGGACAAGAACAGATTGCGCGATTCACTCAATATGTTCAAATCCTACAGGGAATATCTGGCCCACAAATGTCACAGATTTATATTAATTCTGGAGAGTATCCATGGTTGCTGGCTGAGTTAATGCAGCTTGACCCAAGGTTCCTCAACAGTGTTGAGAAGGTCAAAGAGACTTCTCAGAACATGCAAGACCAATTAGAAGCACAACAACAGCAAGGTGAAGAACAACAACAAGGACAAGCTCAGGCATTACCAGCGCCTGGCGCTCAACAATAATAAAGGGGAAATATGTCTGATCCAAATTTGTTATTAGGACAAGAAGACTATTGGGCTGGATACAATGCCAGTATTGAGAAACTTAACAATGACCCAAGTGTGGTTGAGTTTGACAGACTATGCTGGCATGTATTTGGATTAAGTGAGGAAGGGAAAAAGCTATTAAAATATTTCGAAGAACGAATTATATTCCCCTCAATTCCTGGTCAAGGTACGCCTGATTATCAACAGAAATGCATTTATTATGAAGGATACAAAGAAGCCATTAGACAGCTTATTTATGCCACACGCAATTACCCAATCCGTAAAGAAGCTGAGGACAAGAAGAAGATTGATGCAGCTTCAAAAGGAGAGCAACCTAAATGAGTTTATTTGATACCATAATGGGTGAGGTAGAGCAAAATGCTAATAACAATGTCGAATCTGTTGCCGGTGACGGAAGTGTCACAGACGAATCTGGACAGCCGTCTTGGTGGTGGGACGAGAATACACCAGGTTCGGGGGACAGACCTGACTGGCTTCCTGAAAAATTCAAGAGCGCTAAGGACGCCGCAAGATCGTTTGCGGAGCTTGAGAAACGCCTTGGGTCAGCACCCGAACAATATGACTGGTCCAAAGGAGCAGGTTGGCTAGAGCCAGATTACGAACCGTTCCAGGAAATGGCTGCATTTGCAAAAAGCAAACATGTTCCTCAAGAAGTGCTAGACAAGATGCTTGAAAGTGTCGGGACTTATCTCGATGAGTTTAATATAAACTATGAAGAAGAACGCTCTCAACTTGGTGATAATGCAAAAGAACGATTGGAAGTTTTAAACAATTGGGCAAAGGCTAATTTTACCGATGAGACTTATCAAGCATTAACAGGGAACATGAGAACCGCATCCGCGGTAAAAGCAATCGAGGAAATGAGGAACAAGATGATAAATAATAATACTACGATACCCACAGGGAATGAAACCACAGCACCAACATACTCGCTTGAAGATGTTCAATTGGAATTAAAAGACAATCTTCAGAAGTATAAGGACGATCCAAACTACCGCAAGCAGATTCAATCTAAGCTTGCTCAGGTGGCGCATCAGTCTAAGTATGTTGACAAGAATTATTGATTCGATTTAATATGGGTCAAAGTTCTATCTGAGAACTTTCCATTGTGGAAACAACTGTTTCTATTTTGGAAAGACTTGGACGATGAGGACAACTTATTCTGTCAGGCCCTTAACCGGATAACCTGAGCCTTTAAGCCCTTATTAGAGTAACTAATTTTCTCCCAGAATTGTCTGGGCGTTAACTATTTAACTAATAGGGGAAGGCCATGTCTACTTCGTTGACAAATGTGCAACAGGTCGAGTTCGATGCACTCGTAAAAGCAGAATACCATTCACGCGGTTTCTTACTACGCGACACCATTCGGATGAAAAATGCCGTAATCGGTGCTACTGTAGAATTTCGTAAAGTGAACCAAGTAATCGCAGTTCCTACTGCTTACTTAGCAGCCGTTACGATTCAAGACCCTGACTACACAAAACACATTGCTACTTTAATCAAGTACACCGCACCAACAGCAGTGGACGAGGTTCAAGAGCTTACAGTTAACTTCGATGCTAAAATGGAAAACGCCTTACTTGTTGCGCAAGCAATGGGTCGTCGTTCTGACCAAATCGTCATCGATGCATTAGCTGCAGACCCTGGCGATACCATCGCCAATGGCGGCACAAACTTTAACTACAGTAAATTTACTCAAGCTTTAGAGTTCTTTGATAACAACGCTGTTCCTTTAGCTGAACGCTTTGTTGCAATGAGCGCATCTAACTTCCGTAGTTTGCTCGGCGATGACCAATTCGTTTCAACCTTCTATACTAAGAATGACGTAATCGATAGAGCGCGTATTCGTGAGTACTTGGGTTTCAACGTAATCATCATCCCACAAATGACTGAAGGCGGTTTGCCACAAACTGGCGACATCCAAACAGCATTGGCTTGGCATAAAATGTCAACTGGTATGGGTATCGGTGAGAACTTCAGAACTGAAGTCAACTACATAGCACAAAATACTGCATGGTTAATCAACGGCGTATTCTCTGCTGGTGCGGTCGTTATCGATAACCGCGGTGTGTTGGCAATTGATTGTGACGTGTCAGTTTAATCACGAACTCTAACTAGGAGATACTATCATGGCTTTTAATCCACAACGTTTTTCCAGGGTGAGCTTGGCCGATAACACCGGACAGCTTACACTGCAAGATTCAACCGTAGTGAATGCTCCAGCGTACTACACTTACTGTTCAGCGACTGATTCAGTTGCAACTGTAAGTGCTGCTAACTACTTCGCTAGTGACTTCGTTCTTTTTGACTTAAAACCAAAAGACGTAATTATGTGCGTGTGTTCCGATGCGAATACATTCTTGCAAGTAGTAGCAGTAGACAGTTCAGCTGGCACAATCAGCACAACTGCATTTACTGCTTCTGGCTCAGTAGATACTGCAAACATCGTTGATGGCGCAGTGACTAACGCTAAAGTAAATGCTGCTGCAGCTATCGCATTCTCTAAGCTTGCTACTTTGGCTTCTGGTAATGTTCTTGTAGGTTCAGCTGGTGGAGTACCCACTTCAGTGGCTATGTCTGGCGATATTAGCATTATAGCTTCAGGTGCTACTGCAATTGGCGCTAACAAAGTATTGTCTTCAATGCTTTCTCCATTAGCCCTTAAGTATGCTGCTGTTGCAATTACTGCTGCTGAGTTCAACGGCATGTATGCTGCACCTAAGTTACTTGTAGCTGCTGGAGGCGCAAATACTTTATTAGTTCTGGACAAAGTTCAGTTACTGATGACTTATGGAGCCGCTGCTTACGCTTCTGGTGGTACGACTGCAATTCAGTACGACAGCACTGCAAACGGCGCTGGTGTGATTGCCTCTACTACTCTTGCCAATACGACTTTCCAAGCCACTGCTTCAACTGGCTGGAACTTCAATGCTGGCGTAGTAGCTGAGACATTCTCTACTTGTGTGAACAAAGGGTTGTACATATCTAATATCACAGGTGCATTCACTACTGGTGACAGTAATATGGTTGCTCATGTATGGTATAAGGTAATACCTACTGTTTAATAAGGTGAGATTATGGCTCTGACTAAGGTTCAGATTATTTCTAATGCTTTACTGCAGTTAGGTCATAAGCCGATATCATCCTTGATTGATGGCGACCAAATGGTTGTGGCGGCTGAGGCCGCCTATGACATGAAGTTGCCATCCGTCTTATCGAGTGGTAACTGGCGGTTTGCCTGTCAGATACAAGTATTAGAAAAATTGGTTGAGGACATTCCCGCTGAGTGGAAGTGGCAAGCTGTCTATCTTTTACCTGCCGGATACCTAAAGACCATTCGTGTTATTCCAAATATCTACGTATGGGAAATTTACAAAGACAATAAGATATACTCTTATTACAATGGGCCATTGGCAATGGAATATATCTTCCAGCCAGATGTCTCAAGATTCCCTGCGCATTTCGTAGATTATTTTACTTATGAGATTTCAGCATATCTTGCTTTGACCAATGCACAGAAGACTGAGTATTATAGTGTGTTAGAGCAGAAACGTATTAATATGCAAGCTATGGCTAATGCGATTGAAACGCAGAATAGGCCTCAGTTTTCACAAGTTAATATTCCAGTCCTTAATAATCGCTATGTTACTGGGTTTATGGGAAATGGATTTAATCAATAGGGTAGTATATGCCACAATCGCTTTGGTCGCAGGATATATTTTCAAAAGGCGAATTGTCACCCTTGATGTATTCTCGCGTGACTGTGAACGCCTATTACAACGGATTAAAGACCGCTCAGAACTGCATTACATATCCTCAGGGCGCTGTAGGGAAAAGGTTTGGCACGCTTTATAATGCAACTGTTCCTACGATTACTAATTACCTAGAAGCCTACTTCCAGACTTTTCAGTATTTGAATGAATGCGTCTACGTGATTATATTCATCCCAGACGAAGTCTTAATCTATCTGGAAGGAAGTTTGATTGCGACAGTAACGTCAACAGGTATAGCTGCGTCTGAAATTAGACTAATTGATAGCACGGTTCTTGATGCGCGATTTAGAATAGCGACGGGAGTTTTTAAGCCAAAAGATTTATTACGGACGCCAAATTCTGCAAATGTAATTTCGGGATTTACGTCCAGTACATTTACTTTAACCACACCTTTGTCTAGTGATTTAGTTGGAACTGTATTGCCGACGCAATTTTCCACTAATGATACTTTGCCAACGACAACCCCACAAATTCGAGCCAATCAAACCTACTTCTTTTATGTTGTATCTACGACAACCGTAGAAGTATATACATCTGCTCCAGCAGCAAAAGCCAGAGAAGGCGCGTACGTTATAACGAATGCTGGGGTTGGAACGAACAATTCTTTGATTTTAAATACGTGGAATCTATCAGATGTTACGTTTAGAAATTATCCTGTGTACGACTTTCTCTCCAACTACGATAGTATAAATTTTACTCCTGCTGCTACGACTGGTTATGATATTGTAATCACGGCGAGTGGCCCTATATTCACGGCAGGAATGGTTGGTGGCGCATACTTTGGGAATGGCGGGGTAACTCGTATTATTACTGTCACTGACTCAACTCACATTAGAGTCAACATATTGGTGGCCTTCACATCCACAGCAGCTATACCTGGAACGGTTTCCTTATTAGCAGAGCCTGCATGGAGTGACGCTCGTGGTTGGCCTGGCAAATGTTCCTCATTCCAGAATAGGGCTATCTTTGCAAACACAGCACTTCTTCCAAATGGATTATGGTTATCTATTATCAATGACTACGATGATTTCGATGGACTTGAAGCTGACGATGATAACGCAATCTCCTGGTATCCTTCTTCAGATAACGTTAACTATATTCGGTTTATCGTTCCCTATAGAAGTTTAACAATCCATACGAACACAGGTATTTATTCAACTCCATTGTCTTTTGAGCAGGCGGTTACTCCTTCAAACTTCTCAATGACATTACAGGATTCGACTCCGGCTACAGCTATCCAGCCACGAGGAATCGATAACCAGATTATAATTCTATCGGGCAATGATGTGCATTCCATGTTGTGGGATGGGTTTAATAACTCCTATACATCAAACATAGCATCGATTGCCAATGAACACTTGATTCGCAACCCTCATGATGAGGCCGCATATGTTGATCTAGATAAAGCTGGGTCAAGATATATGTTCATCATTAACGATGACGGTTCTATGACAATCTTCCAGACGTTAATTTCAGAAGATGTGAATGGATTTACCCCTGCGGTTCTTAATCAATCCTATGGGAATGCTTATTTTAGATGGGCTGCCTCTAGCTCAGATGGACGCGCTTGGTTTATGACTGAGAGGGAATTGTCTACGCCTGGCTCTACCTATACGATTAATGGATTTACTACAAACACACTGTATGTAACTATACCATTTTCACTGCTTGATGGTACATTATTCCTGTTACTCGGAGGGGATTCATTTGATTTACTAGCATATGACAATGTATTTGAAGTAGGGGTTCCAACTCCATTCCAATTTACTACTTCTGATACGTTGCCTGCATCTTCACCACAAGTAGAAGTAGGAGTAATTTATTGGGCGGTAGCTACCGTTGAAAATGATTTCTATGTCTATTTGTCTGTGGCTGACGCTGAAGCCGCCTTGAATAACATAACATTCACAAGCGCTGGCGTTGGTGCTATGGTCACGCCATATACATTGGCTACATATTTCATGCTTGAAGAATTAAGTTTTGATGTATTTACCGACTGCACCTATGTTTATAGTGGAGTTGAGAAAGATACATTTACAGGATTACCAAGGTTTAATGCCCAAGATGTTAAGATTAATGGTGATGGCTTTGGCTTTAATTACGTAGGGCAAGATGATACTGTAGAGACAATTGCCCATGGTCAACTGGTCGAGGTAACCGAAGCCCAGATTGGTTTCCCAATAACGACAATTATTGAAACCCTTCAAGTTTCCCCTCCTGGACAGCTAGGGCCAAAAGGCTCTTCTCTCGTATGGCCTCAGCATATACGTTTTGCGAGCTTCTTATTTAACGACACAGTTGGTGGAACAATAAATGGAACACCAATCCAGCTTCAAACCCTGGAAGAGATAAATCCTGGTGAGCCACCCATTCCACAAACGGGCGTTTTTGAAATGAGCTTTATGGAAGGCTGGAACCTTGAAGAGACCAATGGAATTACCATTACCCATTCCGAGCCTTTTGACATTAAACTCATAGGCATATTCTATAAGATAGAGAGTTGATATGGAGCCGATAACAGCGTTTTTATTAAGCATGCAAGCCGCTGGGATGGTATTACAGTTTGGCGAGAAAAAATCACAAATGAGGCAAATTCAACAAGGTCGCCAACTAGAAAAGGCGGCCATTGACGCGAATCTTGAAGCATTAAGTTATGACTTTAATCAGCAATCTTTAGAGTCTATGAAACAATT